AGCTTAAAAACATTACTTGCAGCCGTGAAGTTGTGCTTTGCTTCCATAAGTTCTTTTTTGAACGAAGTGCAAAGAAAATTTCCAGAAAAAGCCATATTAAAGTTTCCTTATGTGTTCAGCTAGCTCAGGATAACCAGCCTGTTTGATTGCATTATATACAGTAGTTCTATCGCTTTGAATAGCCTGTTTCATATAGGCTGTGATTACCTGTCTCATGCGATTTTTATGATCTATAGCCTGATCTCTTATTGCTGGTGGAGCGTCACTTGATATAATCATCAACTTATTAACGCATAATTCAGAAACTTCATCAGGCGTGAATCCACGGTTATTTGTTGTTTTAACCTCAACACTTCCCATTGATATATTAAAAGGCAAATAACTCATCTAGGCTCTCCATCCCTGTAACTGTCTCTCTTACTAAATGCGTCTATTAGAGATAACTGCTTTAATGCAGATTCATATCGTTCTTTATAGTCATTCATTATGTCAGCCTCACCCTTCATAAACGTGTAAGCCTCAACCAACGATCCATATAAAAGAACTGTGTCAGCATTATTACCCAACCAAGATGTTTGTGATGTCACTATGGACGGCGGCTCAAAGTAATAATGAAGTTCAACAGTGTAATTTGCATTTGGTGTAGGCCCTAAAATAAAGTGGCCTTCAGTAGATGTTGCTATGTTATCACCATCAAATTGAGCGTAATAAAGAGGTTTTCCTTGAGTTGCAGATACAGGGAAGCCTTCTCTTATAAAATTCACATCCTTGTCTAAAAGGTAGCTATACTCCGCTGTAGTGGGATCAATTATAGCCATAGACGCTACAGCTAAAAAATCGGAAGGACGCTGTAAATACTGATTTCCTTGAGTTGTGCTTCCAGTACTATTAGCCCTAACCTCAGGTATAGTTACAGTCCTGAATATGCGTTGTTCAGCTTGTTGAATGAACGTAGGAATTAAAGAAACAAATGTTGTTTCTTCATTCTCTGTATAATTCTTTATAGCTGCTGTAAGCTCTGTATAGTTCATCACTCAGCCTCATTGTATAAGTTGTCGAATATCTGCGTGACATCTAATGTGTAATCTAAATCAGATTTAGAATAATGTATATGCTGTGAAGGCTTAAAGTCTGGTGCGCCTTCTCCTGTTTCAAACCAAGCTGGATGAGTGACCCTTACCCTATTGTTTGGTAGGGCAATGACATTACCCGTCCAAGGGCCAGCATCTAGCAGTTGCAGTACATGAGCCTGTTTGTGCTGCGCTGGGTCATCAGCAACATCAGTGCCTGTGTAGTCTACGGTAAACATATACTTTGCGGGAAAGAAGTCACCAGCAACCTTAGCCATCCAAGGACAAGGCATAGCCCTATCTAGGGTGTATACGGAGTGTGTGTGAGAAGGACAGTCCCAAGGCTGGGCGTCATGTACGGGCATACACTCAGGCCACTCAGAGAGCGGCTCATCAGCTACTAGAGCCGTTATAGGCATTCTAGCCCACATAGCCCCCCCGTGTACGTTATCATCGTCTGTATCGTCTGTCTCACTGCCTGTGAAGATGACCTGAAAGCTCAAGCATCTATTCGGCATTGTAGTGACAGCTATAGCCATAGCGTGAAGGAACTCGCCGTGATAACGCTCATGATTGACCGTATACTCACGACGAACCCAACATTTAAAGTGTGGTATGTTTCCTTGCAAGAAAGCCATTTAAGTTCAATTGAACCTTTCTAACCGTTGCGTGTAAACTTTTGAGGACGAGCTGCACCGCTACCTCTAGCAATACCACCTCTAGACATGGCCTTTACTTTACCGCCTTTAGCCATGCCTTTTTTTCTCATAGAACCGCCGCCCATCTTTTTAACGACACCGCCTTTTGAGTAGCCCTTTTTCTTCATCATGCCACCACCCATCTTCTTGGCTACAGAACCACCAGATTTCTTTTTGGTAACAGAGCCACCAGCTTTCCTTTTGGTCACAGCACCGCCTTTTGAATAACCTTTTTTCTTCATAGCACCACCTGCTTTCTTTTTTGTTACAGAACCGCCTTTTGAATTTCTAACAGGATTTTTGCTTGGGTCGTGATAAGCACCCTTGTTTTTAAGCATTCTATCCTTAACTTCATCACTTCTAGATGATATGTCTAAATCTTTATATTCTGGATTTTTTTTACCCTCTACACGATAGTTTTTTCTACCTGCATCTGATGCTGCTACATTAGCTGCGCTGGCGTTTTCTCTGCGAAGTGCATTTAATTTTTCTTCTCTGGCCTTTTTTTCTTTTGCTTTTTGTATTCTTGCCTGTTTAGCATTCGTTACCGCATTTTTTATTCTGCTTGTTGGATTACCGCCTTCTTTCATCTTAGATACAGAACCACCAGATTTCTTTTTAGACACGGAGCCACCAGATTTCATTTGACCCACCCCATCGGCAGCATAAAACGGCACTCTTTGACCAGATTTATTTTTAACCATTTTTAGGTTTTGTTTTTTCTTTGCAGCCATGTCCAAGTCTCCTATGGTGTGTTAGCCGTACCACCCATTCCACTGTGGTTTGTGCAGTAATAATACAAAGTTGGTGCGCTGTTAGCTACAGTTATCTGGACATATGCACCAGCTTGCCCAGCCGTTCCTGACGTAGTTACGCCTGTAGTATACTCAGAGCCACCACCGTGTGTGCCGTTGGCGGTAGTGCTAAACCTTAATGGGTGGTTACTATTACTATAAGCTGACTGATCAAACTTATAAGTATTTCCCTCAGACAAGCTTAATGTTGGGCTTACGCTTCCATCTATGTAGAACTTATTGCCACTACCATAGGAGTTTGTTCCTGATGCAACAGTAACTGTGTAATTTGTGAAGTTTGAGGTTACAGTAGTTGATCCAGTTGCTGATGTACCGCCAACTCCAGTAACATTAACACTACTTGAGGCTGATGGTTCAGTGACTGAAACTGAACCCACAAAACCAGAAGCCTGATCACCTACGACTAATATGTTACCCGTTTCGTTTTCAACCGCCTGTACAGAACCAACACTACCCGTCATTTCAATATTACCACCGACAGGATCAAATCCAAATATTCCGCGACTGTCATCAGCCCTATCTGGCCTTGGATTTCTTAGAGATTGAGGGTCAAATATCTTTAATCGACCTAAAAAGTTTTGAGGTTGATCACCATCCCACACATCAGGCCCAACTAAAAACCCTGTAGGTGCGCCGTTTTTATATTCTTCTTTTAGCTCATGCAGGGGGTATCTAAACCCTGTCTTATCGCAAAAGCCAAATGCGTATTTACCCTTTGCAAAAGCCATTTAGCCCCCAGTAACAAATGTGTTGAAAGGAACGAACTTAATAGATGCTGTTTCTGTATCTTCATCTGCAGCAAGTTGAAACTGAAACTCATACTCTTGCTTTAGAGCTGGTGCCATACTCATCGCTTGAGGTTTCTTCTGAGCTATATAGTAAGCCAGACCAGCCACCAGAGCGGGTATAAAGCGCGGTGGGATAGCAGCAGACCCTGATATGCCTGAGGACATGCCATCTATGCCTACCAGCCTGTAATAGGCCACTGTATAGGCCGCTGTGCTGTCTGGGACGGGCCATAGAGTGAACTTAGTGTCAGTTGCCTCCCTTTGCACATAAATCTGCGTAGGACGGCCTGTGGTGTTCTTATTTGTTTGCTGCGCGTATGTAGCTACACTGGCCCTCTCAAGTGATGTATCAACCTGATTGGTGCCTGTGCCTGTTCTAAGTTGATGCTCTATAAGGTCTATGGTGTCGGACGGCATTGTATATGTCGCAGTACCAGCGGTAAGAGCCAATGTGCCAGCAGATATGGTAAATAAGTTCAAACCCCTGTTCTGCCATTCTAATGTAAGAATATTTAAACTACGGCGTATAGTTTTTAAATCATAACCAGAACGCATCTCAAGGCCAACGCGCTCATATGCTTCTTCAAATAACTCTGCTAGGTCTGGAACTACAACAGTCATGGCTTCTTCGCTTTCTTTCTACGCTTTCCGCTTGCGGTGGTAGACCATTTCACCCTCTTGGGTCCAGTTTTCTTAGACGCTTCAGACTTGCTTATCTTAGATGCAACCTTCTTAGGTCTACATGCAGGGTAACTTCTTTTTTCACCCTTTGATCTTCCGCAAGGCTTTCCTGTCTTTACATCTTTCCATTCTTCACCAAACCATTTTCCAAGACCACCCTTGGCGCTAGGTTTTTTTGCTTTTACTTTTGCTTTTGCCACGGGATGCTACCTTGTTGTTGCCACCAGACCAACCGCCGCCTTTGGATTTATACCATTTGGAAGCCCAAGCATTTGCATAAGCGGAAGGATAAACATCGAACTTCTTCTTAGCGGCTGATTTGGCTCTAGACCATAATGCAGGATTGCTAGGCTTTGCGGCTGACATTAGATTTCTTCCTTTTGCTTTGATAATTTCTACTTCTGTTTGCACTTCTGGACTCTACAGTGACACCATCTGCATTAGAGCCACCCTTGCTTAGAGCTACTTTATGACTGATGTCTTTACCTTCTCTTTTGTCGGCCTTGCCATTGCCTTTAAGGTCAGCACTTGTGCTGTCCATTTTCCTTCTAGCCCTTTGGCGTTCCATTCTATCTGAATGTTCGCCTCTGGCCTTTTGGGTTCTGTACTCTTGCTGGTAGTCTCTGACCCGACCCTTCATTAGACCATACGGCCTTTAGTCTTGCCTGTCCGACAAATACCATCGCCTCTTCCAACTTTTGAAACACCGCCACCAGCGTTCATCATTGTGGGCGAGATAACCTTTGTGGAATAATCACTTCCGACACCAGAAGTACCAACACCAGAAGCAGCACCTTCAGAAGCTAGTCTTTTTTTCTTTTGACGAGAGTTTATAGCACCAAATAATGGGCTAACCATTCCTATGCCGCCAAGTTTGCCGTCTTTTAACTTCTCAACAGCCTTTGTTGCTAAATATGCCATACTATTTCCCTAACATTTCCATCTTTTTCTAGCCTGTCTTAAACGACTATTCGGGTCTTTTGCTGCCTTAGGAAACTGCTTCATTTGTCCAGCAGAACGAGCGCAAAATGACTTACGTCTTTTAGCGTCCTTACTACCTTTTTTGACTTTACCTGTGACAGCAGTTTTTAACTTAGACCCAGGATTTTTACGTCTATAGGCAGCGACACCCGCCTTAGTCATTCCCGCCCCAGACTTAGTGGAGCGGAAATTCTTTTTGTTGCGTTTTGGCATTTCACCTTTTGACGCCATAATAGTTTACTCTATGAGCAGGGTCATTACATTGCCAGTGCCTGTGAAGGCAGAGACAAAACAACCATTGTCAGCAAGTATTCCATCATTGGGGATGTATACGTCATTCCAACCTACAGGCAGGGTTAGCTGAAGTATAATCTCACCCGTAGCACTACCACTACGAATGGTAAAAGCCGCAGCCGCAGCAGCGTTAACTAAAACACCCTGAAGCCTACCGCGTGATGGGCCTACAAGAGCAGCAGTATCGCTTGCCGCAAAATTGTAAGCTCTGACCTCTTGACCAGCCATTTACTTACTCCTTATGGAAGGACGGGTGTATTAAACGCTTGTGCATACATTACTGTAATGCGAACAGAACCTGCGTTAGTGGCAGCAGAAGACGTTACAGTCAAACGGATGTCTGATGTGCCAGTATTACCCCATTCTAGGGTTCCACCACCACCAGCACCTAAAGCTTTAACGCCTACCGTTGTTCCTGACGCAACTGTATTAATAATTGTATTTGAGTTACCACCAACTTGCCCAACACTAATGTTGGTTGTGGCGTTAGCAGCAGCTACAAGATCAATGACACAGTTAACGATCTTTGAATTGGCAGGAATGACGATATCTGTAACCACCGCCGCAAGCGCACCACCCGCTAGGCTCTGCACTGTGTCTTGACACATTACAACATAGCCCACATTGGCGATATCAGTGCCTATGGTAGTTCCGTTTGTTGTTCTAATAGTACCAGCCCGAATCGGGCCTGAAAAAGTAGTCGTACCCATGTTGATCTCCTGTCTGGGTTAAGTCAGATACTTAGCGCATCTGTCAGGGACAGGATAACAATACAATAGATTATAAAAAAAAGAAAGGGCGCTTTGCAGTGCGAAACCTGACCAGCGCCCCTTCAGTTTGGTTCAATTGAACCTAAACACCCGGTGATCCGTAGATACCAAGTGGGTCGGATACACCGAAGCTGTAACGCTCCCGTGCTTTATAGCGAACATTGCCCGTATCAAAGTCACCGTCCATAGACGTTGTCATTGGTGTACGCTCAAAGTGCTTCATCCCGTTAGGAATGTCTGTAGTAAGGAAGAACGCATCTGCGTCTGTCAGATAGTGATTGACAGTATAACCCTCTGGGATGGACCCATTGGAGTTAATCGCGTTGATGTCGTTGTCAGCCGTACCGACACGCAAAGATGTTTCCAGCAAACGAGTTGCAACAAACTGAAGCGCAGGTGGAATGATGAGCTTCCGTGGACGAGCGGCAATCAACAGACCACGTTCATCAACGTAAGCAGCAATGTCAATCACTGCTTGCTCAAGAGAAGTTTCATTCAAATCCACGTTAACCGCTGGGCGGTTTGCGTTTGTGGTCCCAGAAACTGTGGGGTGCGCTGCGTTAAACAGTGTGACGCCATCACCAGAGTTGAAGGTGGCGAAACCTGTGTTCAGCAGAGCTGCCGCTTTGGTTTGCTTGGTATAAGCCATAGCCCGTGCGAGAGCTTTGGTGTACCGAGCAGAAAGCGAATCGTACAGGTTGTCTTCCATTGCTTCTTCAGTAATGGAAAAGCCCATAGCGATAGTTTCATGGGTGTAACGAGCAGTAAATGATTCCTGACCGTTGTCGTATGCAATTGCACTGCCTTCGTTTTTAACAGGGGCAGAACCGAAACCTGACAGTTTTACTTCTTC